TTAAAGTTATTAACATCCTTGAGAAGGAAGAGAAAGAGTTCTCTGACATCGCAAAGGATATTGAGATCATAGATACTATATCTAACCCAACAGGTATTTATAAGAGGGTTAAAGAGTATGCTTTACAGAATGGTACATTCTATTATTATAACTATAAACAAGACCCACTAAAGAATAATGTATTGAGCAGAGACCAGTTCGATCTTGTTAGAGATAAATCAGATTGGGCTTTCTCTCACTATATACCTAACGATGAAGAAGAATATGTCATCGTTGTAGTTGACCACTTCTCTTTGTTATCACCAGAAAAGGATGCAGAAACTCTACACAAAGCTATGTCGAGAATGAGTTCTGACTATGGTCGTATGAACATAACAAAGAACCTCAACTATATATTCATCAATGTTCAGCAGCAAGTTTCAGATGGCGAGAACGCTGAGTTTACCAAGCTTGGTAGTAAGATTGAAGAAAAGCTAAAGCCTACAAAGGCTAAGCTTGCCGACAATAAACTTACTCAACGTGATGCACATACAATACTAGGGATATTCAACCCGTATTATCATGGCATCAACAACTATCAGAAATACAACACTAAGATTCTGCAAGATGAATTTAGGAGTGTTATTACACTGAAGAACAGATACGGCCCTGTAGGTAAAGAAACAGGACTACTTTTCAAAGGTGCCTCTAATTATTTTAGAGAGCTTCCTCCAGCATCAGAGATCACATCACCAATGTACGAAAGATTTAAAAACGAATGAGAAAACAGTCAGACTCTTTCTTTCAGGCGAGAGAAAGTTACTTGAAAGCTTCAGACAATATCTTTTTGTCTAAAACACCCTCTTCATTTGAAGACCTCTTTGTTAAGACTTTTACAGAAAAGACTTTTTACAAAGATGGTAGAATTCAATGCGAAGAAGAAAGAAACAGAAGCAGAAGAGATGCTTACTTATGTATGCGTAGCTATGTAGACATTGACCTAAAAACATTTTGGAATCTATTATATGAAATTTATATAAGGGGTAATAAGCAACTTTTAGAAGAAGATAGACTTTGGCGAAATGAAAAGTACAAGTTATTTTTTCATTGTCCTGATATCTATGAATATGTTTTTAATAAAGGTTATTGGTTACATACTATTGGAGATATAACTCTAAAGCATCTAAGAGATATTGTAAAAGAAATGGGTCTGGACAAACTTAAGATCAAAGAAGGGCCTGTATTTGAAACATAAGAAAATATATCTTGATCACTTTGGATACACGGAAGCGGATTGGATTCCCTGTGAAGTTTGCAGAAAGACTGCTGTTGATATACACCACATTAAAGCTCGTGGTATGGGAGGCAGTAAGAAAGCAGACTTCATTGAGAATCTAATGGCTTTGTGTAGATCTTGTCACATCAAGTACGGTGATAAGAAACAGTATGTTGAATTTTTAATTGAAAAGCACAATGCATTACTGCAAAGGAACTCTTCATAAGTATGTGAAGATAGACGACGGGTGGTTCAAATGTACAAAGTGCAATCTAATAGTCGATTTACAGATGAGTAAAGACCAGAAAGAGTACGAGAATATAAAGTACGAAGATTTTTTGGATAAGTCTTTTGGGACTTGGAAGAAACCTCTATCGGATATGCTTTATAACAAGTACTTTAAAACCTTAGGTAGACTACCTAGAGGAAACTTTAATGTATTTGAAGCTTTCAAGGCATGTCCTTTTGAGAAGACTAAAGTTATTGTACTTGGTCAAGAACCCTATCAAACTAAAGGTATAGCAAACGGTATTGCGTTTGGTACAGACCAAAGCTATACACCTTATGCGCTAAAGAGAATAAAAGAATGTTTGAACGATGAGTTTGGAGAGATAAATAACTTTGACGATAGTCTTAGAGCTTTGTCTTCCGAAGGCGTATTGTTTTTAAATACATCTTTAACATTTCCTTTTTCTCCTGCTTGGAATAAATTTATTAAATTTGTACTCCACGTTGCTCCTACTGATATTGTAATGGCATGGGGCAAACAAGCTAAATCCATAGTCTCTGATGAGTATAGAGTGTTCTCTACAGGACACCCATCTTCAGGATTCTATGGAGTGAATTCTTTCAATCCTTTGGGACATTTCAAACAAGTTAACGCTCTTCTAACAAAAGATGCAAAAACAGAAATAAATTGGTGTATACAGAAGAAATCAAAAGAACTTGGAACGACGACGCAGACAAAGACAGACAAGTTGAGCATTGTGTCTTAGGTATCAAGTCCGAAGTAGGCGAGTATCTATCAGCCCTCAAGAAAGTTGTAGGATATGGTAAAGAACTCGACATTACAAACGTCATCGAAGAACTTGGTGACTTGTATTATTTTACCTGCACACTGGATCGTGTGTTGAATGTAAATCTAGGTATTGTAGAACCTGTTAATAAGATTGGTTCTACAACTACACAAGCTTTACAAACAATGGCAGGTGATATTTATAATGCAGCTGACGGCTTCAATGCTTATTTTAAAGGACATGAAGACGATTGCTTCTATAATTACTATCTCCATACTGTGTTTACACACATCAACGACTTGTGTACAGCACATTCTTTAAACCCCGATGAAGTTAGGGAAGCTAATATCAGGAAACTGAAAGCAAGATTCCCTGAAAAATTCGAGGTGTCTAACGCAGAAAATAGAAACTTAGATGCAGAAAGAGATGCAATTACCAACCAAAAGGGTTAAGCAAGAGAGGGTAAATCCCTCACGTTTTATCATTTATGCGCCACCCAAGCAAGGTAAAACCACTGTTATTTCAGCTTTGGAAGATACCCTTATTGTAGATACCGAAGATGGTACTAAGTATGCTGAGTGTATGAGCGTTCAAGTCAACAATGTAGATGACTTGAGAAATCTTAGAGAAGCTATCGTAGCCGCAGAGAAACCTTACAAAAGGATTGCTTTCGATACAGTAACTGAACTCGAAGAGATTGTTTTGCCTATTGCAAAGCAGATGTATCAGAAAACCCCTATGGGTAGAAACTATCAAGGTGATGATATCAGAACCTTGCCTCAAGGCGCAGGTTATCACTACCACAGGTTGGCTTTTGAATCAGTCATATCTGAGTTTGAGAAACTGTGTGAAACCGTTATTCTTATCGCTCATGTGAAAGATAAGATGATCGAATCAAAGACAAGCGGAGAACCCGTTGTAGGAGTGGACATCTCCTTGACAGGTAAGCTTGCTGCAATTCAATGCGCCAAAGCTGACGCTATCGGTTATTTCTACCGTAAAGGCGCAGACGGTTATTTGTCATTTGAAACAAACAATTTTGTTTGTGGTGCAAGACCAGAACATCTTTCTGGTCAGAAGTTTAAAATCAGTGAGAAAACTGATGATTCAATTAGTGTAAATTGGTCAGAAATCTTTAGTTAATGATTAATTTTAGTGATTACCAAGACGTTGCAGGCCCGAAGTATATTCAGCCTGGCGTCCATGAGGTAACAATCCGTGAATGGAGCTTGAACCAAGCGAATCCTATGATTCTCGAGTTGGTTCTGTATCCAAAAGGTGGCTCATCAGAGAATGGAACTACATTTAGATTCTATTTTACATCTGAAGCCTCCATCAAGATTCAGTTGACGAAGATTCGTCAGATTCTGAATCGCTTGACTACTGATAAAGTAATCAATGAGCTGAGCACTCCTGATAATGACCTTCTTCCTTTTGTGGAGAAGCTCAATGAAATCAGCAGAGGGCGTAGCCTTAGAATGCTTTTCGGTGCAAGAGAATATGTGAATCAGAATGGAGAGACAAAAGTCTCTACTGAGATTCCATTGTACAACTTCTCAGAGAATATTGAATCTGAAGAAGCTGAAGTCGGTATTGTCAACGAGACAAGACTCGTATACAATCCAGATGACCCCAAAATCTTTAAGAGACTTCCTAAAGCCGAGGCTGGACAGGAGTGGGGATCATAAGCTTCAAGTCGAAGTGGCAATATATTAAAGACAATTATACCGACTATGAGCTTTTCCTAAGATACATACCTTATCTTAAGATAGGTAAACCTATTAAAAGTCCGTTGCGTGATGATAAGCACCCCTCATTTGTGGTGTATTCTAATCGTAACGGACTTTATTTTATTGATCTGGCAAGACCAGAGTGTAAGGGCAATATAGTAGAGTTTGTCAAACTCATGCATAACTTGACCACAGGTCAGGCTATTGAGTTCATCTACAGTGGCTTAAGTGGAGTCGCTAAGATAGACTATACTCCTCCTAAGACAAAGAGGAGTGAAATTTACTACGCACCTTTACCATTTGGGAAAATTCATAGAAACTTCTGGGAACCTTTTGGGATATCTTCCAGCACTCTCAAAAAGTTCAATGTTGTTGCTATCTCAGGTTATAATTTGAATGGTCTTTTCTTTTCTAAGAAACATGCTTATGCATTTCTGATTGGAAGCAGGATCAAAATATATATGCCAGGGGGTACTCCTAAATACTTAGGAAACACCAACAAAAATTCTATTCAAGGGTATACTCAGATAGATGATAGACCCGAGCTGATAATAACCTCATCACTAAAGGAGGTAATGGTTCTCGATGAGATTGGTATCAATGCGATAGCTCCAAACTCTGAGAACACAGCCATCAGTGATAAGTTATTGAAGCCTTTAAAAGAAAAGTACAAGTGTTTTATACTATACGACAATGACGAAGCTGGTCGACAAGCTAGCAAAGTTCATTCGGAATTGTACGATATCCCTTA